CTGTGTCTTCTGAAGCTAAAAACGTGTCGAAAGGCTTTGACGAAGCTGAAGAAGTTGAAGAAACTATCGAGACTAAAAATGAAAAGAATACCGAAGGTATTGATGATATCGATGCTGAAATCGAAC